TTACAAATGTTATTGGTAAAGATGAACTTCGTAGGGTATTCAATTTGTTCAAGAAAGTTTTTTTCGAAAATGCTTTGGATATGTATAGTTTCATTGACCACATCAGAATGTATACAGAATTAAAAATGTATGGGGAAACTGATATCAAGTGGATGTCCAATGAACCAGATACACCATTTTTTAGAAATGAACACTTGGATTGGACAGATAAATTGTCATTTTATAGAAAAGGGCATTACAAAAGAATATATCCGGAATTTGTTTATAGCCATTTGGAACAACCAATCGGAGAATATTATCCTGTTGTATTAAATTCTTCAACAAATTATAACGAAGAAAGTAACATTCAATCTAACTGTGTTAAAACTTATATTGGGAAATCTTCGAATATGATTATATCTTTACGTAAAGGTTCTTTGGAATCAGAAGATAGAGCAACTATTGAATACAGACTTTATAAAGAAGGGAACGAAGTAAAATGTCGTAGAGTTCAAAGTTTGGGTAAGTATAATAGTGTATTATCTGATCAATGGACATCACCACTATTGAAATTAGATTTGAAAATGTTATATTACCTAAACCATAAAAATTTTGATACAGTCAAAATCACAAAAAAATGTCACAACGGCACATTTTTAGAATCAGATTCGTATTGGGATGAAGATGGTATAATTAGATGGGTATATAAAACAATCGAAGGGAACAGTTTAATAATTCACGAATGGATATAATCGAAACACCAAAATATATTAAAAGTATTGAGGATGAAGTACTTTCTCAAATTACAGTTGAATTTCAAAAAAAAGGGATTGATGAATTCATAAGTAATAAGACATTCACGGTCGTTTGGAGTGAAGGAAATACTGATGAACAAACAGGAAAAATAAAATTCAGAAAAAAAATTTACAAGACAAAACAAGGATTCTATTTGTATTTATTATTAAATGAAGAGGAGACTCTGATGGTCGTATATTATAGACAAAACCAAATAAATGAATTAACAATATTCATATCACAATTATTAAAACAATTTAACAATGACAAAACAATTAACAAGTGAAGAATTAAAACAAAAAATTAACAACAAGGAAAACTTTGTCCTTGACCTATTTGCAACTTGGTGCGGACCGTGTAAAATAATGTTGGGCAACCTTGAAAAAGTTAATGAATCTCTAATTCAAAAAGGAACACCAAAATATAGTGTTTATAAATTTGATATTGAACAAGATATGGATCTCATGAAAGAGTGGAATGTAAGAGGAGTTCCGACGATTAAAATATTCGAAAATGGAGAGGAAACCTTTTCAAAACCAGGTGTCATGTCACCAGATCAACTTTTACAATTATTAGATTAAGGATTATGAAAGATTTGAATGTTATTGTCTATACCATGAAAGGATGTCCTTTCTGTGTTGACTTCAAAAAAATGTTAAAGGAAGAAGGTATAGAATTTTTCGATAGAGATATCGATGAATATAAAGATGAATATGATGTATTCAGTGAAATAACAGAAAATGATTTAATACCGGCATTACTTATTATTGAAGGGAATGGGGAGGATTATAAATCCTTCCTATATACTCCTGATAGAAATTATAATGAGTTGACTGAAGCAATTCAAATAATCAAAGAACACCGAAAAAATATCGGTATTATCTAAAAAATAATAAAATCTTTATTTTTCTTTTTTACAAAGGAATAATCTTCGAGTGGATTTGTGAGTTCAATACTCCAATCCACTTTTTTCATTTCAGAGGACAGGGACGACATATCAAAATCAAATACGTCCAATATCGCAGATTTTAATTTTTCATCCTCAGAATTCTTATCAACATTGAAAATTGAAATTATATTTTCATTCTCTTCATTTTTATCCAAAGATAAATTGAAGAGCATAGATGATCCAATGTAGTTAGTCGGGATGTTATAAAAAATATGTTTACCATAAAGGTATATCAATCTCCCTTGATTTAATGAATAACCATGAGGAAATTCTGATGTGATAACTAATTCTTCGTCAGTAAGTTCTGATGGGAAACATTTATAATCCACAGATGATTCACTAATTAAAAATTTTTCAACTTGATTTTTGTGATAAGAACAATTCTCAGATTTATGTAAAATGAATTCTAAGTTTTTTACTTTAGGTAATTTACTATCATATTCAATTAAATCTATTGTATGAGATATTGGTTTTGATGGTTCATACTTTTCGTTGAATTCTTTTGTAATTGAACTTATATCTAAAATTTCTTTATGAGTTGTTTTACCCTTTATGATTACAAAGTTATTACAATCAACCACAGAAAAAATTGATTCTTCGGTGTTAGGTATTTTTGCTAATAAAAAGTCTGAAAATAAATTTATGATGTAGACTCTACTATTTGTTTTTTTAAGTACCATTAAATTTTCTAATTTGTTGAATGATAAGAAAATAAAAAAACAAAAAGAATAGAATTTTTACAGATAATCTGTGAAAATCTCATTGATATTATTTTTGATTTCACGGTAATCAGGATAATCTGGGCCATGTACTGTTAAACAATCGAAGTTATCCGCAAGTAGTGATATGTATGACCCATAGTATTCTAATAAACCTCTATTTCCACGATTTGCTTTATCTCGTAAATAGTCTTCGATTATTCCATGAAAGTTGGATGAAACAGGTATTGTAAACCTCTGAGTCATCGTGTCCTTTTTGAATCTGTGAGGGATTGAGTAAAATTGACCTTTACCTTCAACGTATTCTTGTAGTTCACTCCAAATTGAATCAATCGAGGCACTTTCATATGCTGAGGAGTAAGCATTACTGTGGATACTATCTAAGTTGTTATTAAGGTCTTGAAGTTCTTCGGACAAAAGATGAGACATAGTTTCTTTGTCATCCAAAATTGTTTCTACAACAGATGAATCAATCGTTACATATTCGGGATGTCCTTGTTCAATGGCAATTTCGGAAAGAACTTCAGTTTCAGGACTAATTTGAGTATTTTGTAATGAGTTAACAATGTAATCGGCCAGTATTTTATGATTTTTTGGGGTCAATTCAGAAATAACGTCATTATAAACTGAGTCTGTTGTATAATCAAACCAATTATCAAATTCACCATTCAGAATTTCTTCAACCATAGATCGAGATAAACCATTTCTTGGATTGTCACAAAACAATTCTGCTAAGTCCGATTGGTCTGAAAGGTCTAAAAACACTCTACCGTCTTCATCTATTTCCAAGTCGGTTAACTTATCCATTACAAATTGATTAAATTTTTGAGGATAAGATTTTTTCAGGAAAAGTAATAATTCATTTTGTATTTCTGAATCCTCAATATCTAGTTGGTCTAAATAACCTCTTTTATCCAACACAGCAAAAAATGTTTGAAAATCTCCAAAAAAAGATTTGGCAAGATCTCCTCCGTTGTGTAAATCATCTATAAGTACTTGAAAATCCATATCAATAAATATAAAAAGGGACAAAAAAATTGTCCCTTTCATATATCCCTCTTACTTAAACTTATTTAGAAGTTTTATTTACGTTATAATACTTCTCTACAGTTTTTTTGATAGCGGCTTTAACACTTTCATTTTGTTGTTCTTTAGCTAATTGAGTTGTTGCTTGCTGCTGTTGTGTTTGAGGCTGTGACTGATTGTTTTTGCATCCGCATCCCATAGTTACGATAATTTAATTTGTTTATGTTTATAAATAGTTCCTTACATTAATTATATTGCGTAAAGATATTTATTAAATAAAAAACTGATGAAATTTTCGATGACAGAAGGATTACTACCCGAACAAGATTCAAAAAAGGGTTATGCGGAAATACTTGACGCAAAGACTAAAGCCCTTTATGAGTGGTTGATTGATAATGGGGAAGATTCAGATGAAGTTTCTATTTCAGATATTGAGCATAGAGGTTCTTATTATGACACAGATGAATTTGAGGTAAATGGTGTTGATGGAATTTTTGCGGTTGGTACTGAAGATGAGATGATTTCAAGTTCAACAGAATATCTCAAAGACTACATAGATGAAATGGGGTTTGAAGGGTTTAGTGAGTCATTTTTGGAACAATTTATTGACGAAGATGAAGTGGCGGAATATGCCAGAGATTTCTACGATCAGGATGTTTATGATAATCCTGAAAGTTATTTGGATGAAAGTAGAAGAATGTTATCTAGTCAACAAAAAGAACAAGTAGATATTTTTGAAATGAGAAAAGACCGACTCGGTAGAAGTATTGAACAATTCTTGAAGGGTTTGGGTGGAGAAAATGATGAATGGTACCGTGGAAAAATCAAAGAGTTGGAAGGGATTATTGAAGAATATGATGTGGAAATTGAAATGATAAAATCAGACCCTGATGGTGGTTTTCCTGAAGAATTAGTTAGTCAAGTTATTGATAATAATGTACGAGAGGTTAAAAGAAATCCTATGCAATTTATAGATGATTTTGGGTTAGAGGTTTCAAACTTCATCAATAGAAGGGAATTCATCCAAGAAGTTATAGATACTGACGGATACGGACACACCCTTAATAGATATGATGGAAACGCTGATGAGGTTTTTGTTGACGGAGATTTATTTTTCGTGATGAGAATTGATTAAAAGTTTTTAACCATTATTATTTTTATATGGGTAGAAAGAAAAAAATATCATTCCAATTAGATCCTGAATGGCTTTATAAAGAACCATTGGATTTTGAATACAACAAATATACCTTGTTGGACTATCTACAAAAATGTGATAAGAGTTTCGACAAGTTTGAACTATACCCAAATTTCGTAGAGTTGTCATTACATTTGGCAAACATTCAATCAATTTCCAAGGAAAATACACTTTTGTTAACGAACAAAAAGTTTGAATCACCCGATGACGAAATATTGGTTAAAGAATTGACTCCAAAAAAACCAAGAAAATTGAGTGATAAAGAAGAAAATGAATTGGATAAAACTCTGAAATTTTCGGCTCCAAAATTGTTTGATGCTTTCAATATTGCCAAATCAATTTGGAACATAGCATTTGAATCCATAGATTTATTTTTGAGAAAAAATAAAAACAATTTAATTGCGGGTTCAGGATATATCTTTTTTTATCGTAAATCGGAAGAAAAATTATATGTTTGGGAGTATGAGATTAAATCTGATAAGAAAGATAAATCCACAAATCGGACATATTTGAGTTTAATCTCTGAGGGAGCGGTTGATGAGAAAACACTCACAGAAATAATTGAAAGTAATTCAAAATGGAATGATACCACTTTTTATAAAAACCTACCTATATTCGAGATTAAATGTTCTCAAAATTTTCCTTTTGAAGAGACGATGGTTCCAATCATTAAGCGAAAAGTTATGTCTTATATTTTTCAAGTTGTAAATTTTGAAAAAATTAATAACTTTGACTCTACAAACTAAATTTATTATATTTTCGACATGAGTCTAAACAAGCGATGGGTAATTCTTGACCAATGTGTCTCTGCCCTAAAACAAGGTAAATTAAAAGAATATTTCGGTAAGAGTGATATGTTATATTTTGGTGATACAACTTGTGTCTCGATTTACAACTTACATGTTGAGGGAAAAACTGATGAAGAAATTATAAAATTAATCAAATTATAAAAATGGAAGTTATGAACAAAAACTTAATTAAAATGTTGAAGACCTCAGCCGAGGCAGATAAAGCGAAAGCACTTTTGACTTTGGACTTATTGGGTAACACTGGCGTTGGTATTGGAGACCATTCAACCAAAGATTTCTATAGCAACGCTGAAGAAGCATTATCAATGTTATCAGACGCTGATGACAGATTGGAGACCATCGAAAAATATTTTGGAAAGGGTTAAAAAAATTGTAAAAAAAATAGAATGGTTTTTTGATATCTATTTCATTTGGATGTTGTATAATCCAAGAAATTATGACAGATACGTTGAATACATTGAAAAAAAGTGGGGGAATGACAATGAAGAATGAAATGGTAAACCATCCTAATCATTATGGTGGTGTGGACAATGCTTACGAAGTAATTAAAGTATGTGAAGCGTGGGATTTGGATAAAGATGCTTACTTGTTTAATGTTGTAAAGTATGTCGCTAGAGCTGGAAAAAAAGATCCGGCAAAGGAACTCGAGGACTTGAAAAAAGCTGCGTTCTATTTGGATAGAAAAATTAAAAAATTAGAAAAATGATAATTTGGTTAACAGGTCAACCTGGCTCAGGTAAGACAACCCTATGTAAACGAATGATGTTAAACATGGGTTCGGATGTATTTCATATTGATGGAGATGATTTGAGGGATTTATTTGAAAATAAGGATTACTCTGAAGTTGGACGTAGAAAAAATATTGAACTTGCTCAACAAATCTCAGAATATCTTCATAATAAAGGTAAACACCTATTTGTTTCGTTGGTGTCTCCATATAAAGACCAAAGAGATAAGTTCAAATTAAAGATGGGTGATAATCTTATTGAAGTTTATGTTCATACAACGGAAATACGTGGTAGAGAAAGTTTCTTCGTACAAGACTATGAACCTCCAACAGAAAATTATATAGATGTCTGTACAGATAATATCACAATAGAAGAATGTATTAATAAAATCATGAATTTGAAACTATGAGTAAGGTTAATATACGATATAATACAAATGCAAGATCTGATAAAGATTTACATTGGAGAGTTCTCATCGATGGTTTTGAACATTTAGCGTCTAATGTTGTTATTAATTGTGCGAGTTATACAACTAAAGATATAATAGAAGGAGTTGGAGAGAAATGGCACATAACCTGTGATCCAAAACAAATCCAATGGATAGATAAAGAATGTATATTAATTTAATATAATGAAAAAAATTCACGTAGAGGGAGACCCAAAACTAAAAAATACTGGTGGAAAACAATATTCCATGCTCGTGGGGAGATATCAACCTTTTCATGACGGACACAAATGGTTAATGAATCAATGTCTTGAAGAAGGGAAAAATGTTCTTATTTGTATAAGAGATATTGAACCTGATGAAAAGAATCCATTCACGTCCCAACAAGTTTATAAAAACATTTCGTATGAACTTAAAGATTTGATTTCAACTGAAAGAGTTAAGGTCATGGTAATTCCTGACATCGAATCCATTAATTTTGGTAGAGGTGTTGGATATGATATTATTGAACATGTTCCACCTCAAGAAGTTGGAGATATTTCGGCAACAAAGATTAGAGAACAAATGAGACAAGAAGGAAAACTATAATGACAATAGAAACAAATAAAATTATTAACGGGGATTGTGTTGAGGAAATGGGAAAACTATCTGAATCATCTATCGATTTAGTTGTTACTTCACCTCCATATAACGTTGGCATTGACTACGATACTCATGATGATAATCAGAGTATGGAAGACTATTGGCAATTTACCGAAAATTGGTTGACACAATCATTTCGTATATTGAAAGATGACGGAAGAATTGCGGTTAATATTCCTTATGAAATTAACGTACAAGATAGAGGAGGTAGAGTTCTTTTTATGTCTGAATTTTGGGCCGTTATGAAAAAGGTTGGATTCCAATTCTATGGTCTTGTCGACCTTGACGAAGATTCTCCTCACAGAAGTAAGACCACCGCTTGGGGTTCTTGGATGTCTCCCTCATCACCATACATTTACAATCCAAAAGAATGTGTGATTCTCGCCTATAAAAAAGATAGGATTAAGAAAGTTAAAGGTGAGACACAATGGGGATTTGAGATTGTTGATGTTGAACAAGAAGATGGTAGTACAAAGAAGAAGACTGTATACAAAGATGAAGATAAGAAAGAATTTATGAGTTTGGTTTACGGTCAGTGGGAATACTTTGCGGACACTAAACAACAGACAAAGGCAACATTTTCAATGGATATTCCCTCCAAAGCGATAAAAATTCTAACCTATAAGAATGATGTTGTTATGGATCCGTTCGCTGGAAGCGGAACTAGTTTGGTTGCAGCTGAAATTCTCGACAGAAGATGGATCGGAATTGAATTGAGTCCTAATTATTGCGAAGTGGCGACTAAAAGAGTACAACATTTTATTAATCAAAAAAAACAAGGTGTTCTTGATTTCGAATCAAAAACTTAAAAAAGGTCTATAAGACCTTTTTTTTGTTTATAATGATATTTATAAATAAAAATATTAATGGCAGAGATAATCATAAATGAAAGCCAATTTGAATTAATCAAAGGTGTACTTGAAAGACAATCAAAATTAAAACTTGTTGAAGATAAGTGGAATAATTTTTCTGATGAAGAAAAAAACTTTGTTGTTGAATTTTTGAAGGTTGCTTATCCTAAAAAATCAAAGTTATTAAAAGAAGCTTGGTACAATACGTTGGGAGATATCGTAGGTATCTTTGACCCATCGGGAGTTGTTGATTTAGTCAATGGTATATCTTACTTAACACAAGGGGAAACTTTATTTGGATTCTTATCGATTATATCGGCAGTACCTTATGCGGGTGACGTGGTTGCAAAACCTGTAATGGGAGCTCTCAAAATAGGTGCTCCATCTGCAAAGGCACTTGAGGCAGTACTAAAAACTGCAAAGGCGGGTGATACGGCAAAAGCGGGAGCGGATTTGGCAAAACTTGCCGGTCAAGGTGGTATTACAGGAACTTTTGTAAAAGGATTGGAATATGTTGGTCCAAAATTAAAAAGTATTGTAGAAAGAGTTCCAGGTGGTTTCATGACAAGCGGACTTAAAAATACCATTTTAGGTTGGATTGAACTATTTGCAAAGGCTGGAAAACAAGGAAAACTTACTCAAAGAGCAATGGGACGATTGGCAAGGAGATTACCGAAACTGTCACCTGCTGTCGCGGCCAAAAAATTAGAAGACTTATCGAAAGCCGTAAAATCAACACCTGGTGTTTTTACAGGATATAGAACAACTAAAGGATTATTTTCTTGGAAAACTGTTTTCGGTGGAATGCCACAATTAATGGGTAGAAATAAATCTGTAAGAGCACTTATGAGACAAAGTAAGTGGTGGTTAGGATTTTTGGATTACATTGGTTTAGGAAACTGGGTTGGGCCTGATGAGCTGGTTGAAAAATTAGGAGGAGAAGAGGCTATGAGACAAAAGATGGAAGAGTATAATAAAACACCTGAAGCGGAGCAAAACTTCCAAGATGAATACGGAGCTGAAGAACCTCAAGAAACCCAACAAAATCAAAGTTCATCATCTACGGATAATAAATCAAATTCTCCTGATTTAGATCCTTTTGCTAAATTACTAAGAAGTCTTTTCACTGGACAAATGAACCCTTTACCAATCTAAAACAAAAAAAATGAAAGAAGAACTTATTAAAAAATTAGTACAGATACAACTTCAATGGAAGTTTTTACACTGGCAAACATTTGGTGACGCAAAACACAGATTGTATGGTGAAATATATGATGGACTTGGAGACCTTATTGACGAATTTACCGAAGTTATGATGGGTAAATATGGTAGACCTGAGTTCGATCCTGAATTTGCTCTTATGTTTCAAGATATATCATCACTTAGCATCCAAAATTTTATGGATGGGATAACTGAATTTTTGGTGAGTTTTTCAGATCAACTTGATTCAAGATACGATACTGATTTGTTGAATATCCGAGATGAAATGTTAGCTTTGATAAATAAGTCGAAATATCTCATAACATTGAAATATTAAATTGGGTTGATTAGAGTTCAATGAAAAAAATATTAAAAGAGAGCGGAATAAGGGACATAAAAGAATTAAGCAAAAGATATCCCAAAGCAGAAATTTACTTTCATCAAGACTTGGATGGTGTTACGACTGCCATTGCTATGAAGAAGTATTTGGAAGATAATGGTATTGATGTTGTTGATGCCCACGTAATTCAATATGGTGACAAAGAATTCGCTGTGAAGAAGAATGATGCTCAAGGAGATACAATGCCAGTTCTTGTTGATTTTGCTCATGGTAAACCGATGTTTGTAATTCACACTGACCACCATGATAGACAGGCTGGCGCCGAAGACACCAAATCCACCTCTTTTAGACAATCACGTTCAAATGTTGAGACATTATCTCAAGTAGTCTCGCCAAAAGAATTATTTCCATCTTCAGATATCCTATTAATCAGTACGGTAGATTCTGCGGACTTCGCTAGAAAAAACCTAACACCTGAAGATGTTGTAAATTATTTATACCGATTCGATAAAGAAAAATCTCTTCAATCTAATAAGATGTTATTGGGATTGGTTATAAATAAATTATTGTTGGCGTTCAAAAACAAACCAGGTTTCTTGGAAATGTTAGTTATGGATTCTGAACCTTCTTTGTTGTCTATCCTTAACAACATTAAATCTTGGATGAAATCCACAAGTGCCCCGTCTCCTGAAGCATTACAAAAGAACGCTGCAGAATATACTCAGCAAATGAAATCATTTCCAGTTGTAACGGACAATATTATTTTCCAATATGGCGGAGGTAGTATGTTCAAACCTGGATCATATGATAGATATACTCCTTATAAAAATAACCCTGAGGCGGACTTTCTGATTATGGCATGGCCTATGGGACTCGTCCAAGCATCTTGTAATCCTTTCAAAAAAGATAGGGAACTAAAAGGTGTTAATTTAGGTGAAATTGCCCAAGAAGTTTTAAGTAAGTGGGAAGACCAACTGAAACAAAAAACTGTACCACTTTCAACAATTAAGTGGGTGAGTGAAACTAGTGTGGGACCTGAAAGTGTTGGATTCACATTCAAAGATTTCAAAGCGTTGTATGGTGAAAAAATAATGTTCATGGAAAATGGTGAACAAATCTTAAATAAGATTGGAGCCATGATGGAAAAACCTTTCAAGGATTTGACTGAAGACGAAATGAGCCTATTAGATAAAATCGGTGTAAACGCTTGGGATTTAATACAGGCTAACTCAGGAGGACACAAATGTATTACAAATATCTCAGGATTAAATTATCTTGGAAAAAGTACAAGACCTCCAAAGGGAGGTTCAAGATACGGAGAATCGGAAGATTCGCCAACTGTCAAGTTTACCAAAATGATTGCTAATCAATTTCAGAAGGTATTGAAGGAAAAGATTGAATTGTCTAAAACAAGTAATTAATAGTATCACCTGGTTTAATGTCTAACTTCTGACAAGCGCCTCCACGTAATTCTAATACAATATTTCCATTACCGCAATAAGATGGACAATCATCTTGCTGGCACGGAGGACAATCGTGATGAATGTTGACAATCACATTGTTCTTTATTATGATTATATCAAGGGGAAT